AATTCGCTAGTATCGATTGGTCAACAGGTTGCAGGTGCCACAGGCGTTCTTACTTTTGAATCAAAGTACGTTGAAGGCGATACGGGTACATTGTCTCCTGGCGGAGATTATTTCTTTGATCAAGTTTTACAAGTGAATGGAACGTCGTTTGACACAAAAAACATTGATACATTTGTCACTACACTTCAAAATTCAATTAATTCATTTAATATCATAACAGATAAATTAAATTTATTGGCAAATCCATTAGATTATGTTAGTACGTCAACAAATGTTTCTCAACAGGATTTGATGACAGCCGGCAAATTGATCACGTTGTTGAGTAATCAACTTCTTGATTCAACAAATGAAACGTCTGCGATGTTAAAAACTGATAAATTGGCTGCAGTGTTTCATCATGCATTTTATTATCCCGATCTTAAATCGTCGTTATTTGTGTACATAATGACATTGATATCAAGAAGTTACGGTGAAAATATTACGTATGTTAACAACATGTCAAATGTTTCTAATATCACAACGCCATTGTCGAACGCCAAAGTCGCCACCAGCGTTTCATCCATGGTTTCTAACGAAATTGCTTTTGAAAACACGCCGTTGATGGATACGTTGGTTGACGTTATATTAAATTCATTGCTAGCAACAATACCAACGTCAAAATCATCGCTAACGTTGAACGAGAGACAGGGCATTACGTTTGCAACGACTGCTAACGGATTTGAAACTGCGTTGAGACAGAGATCGCAGTTGGTTACGTGGGTCATGCAGATGATGGGTAAAATTTTATCACAATTACGCGTTGATAGCGGCGCAATCACGGGTTCATATACGTTGTTTAACGGTTACATTGACACTAGCATCATGATGGTTGCGTTTGATTTAATCATTTCAATGATTGCAAAATATGGTAGTCAAAGCATCGTTGGTACTACAAAAAGCGTTGGAAACATAACGTCTAGCACCGTGAATTACATTATTTCAACGAATTCAATAAATCACAAAAATTCCATCAATGAAGTTATGCAACGTGTAAATGGTGAAGATGCAAGAGTTCAACAATTGGTATTAACTGTTACAAATACGTTATCAACGCTCAAAGCATCGCTAGCCGGTGTTAGCAATTACTTGAATTCTTCCGACGTTAATTCTAAAATGTTAGAAATTTATGGCATTCTTAATAACGATAATCAAATGATGCAGATGCTGTTTTCTGAGCAACAAATCATGCTTTTGGCTGCGTCTGTTCAGAATTTGCTAGCTGCAACCAGCGAGACGTCGGGAACGAAGCAACCTAGCAGTCCAAGTGATGCAAACAACTTTGAAGAAATTACAATACTTGATGAGTCTCAAATATCTCAAGCGACACATGATGCAGTGCTTGGTTACCTTGGACAGGATGAGTTTGCATCAAACAGAGGAACGAACAAGAGAATACTTTCTGTTGGAATTCCTTTAGGATTTACGCAACGTATCAAGCAAAAAGTTAACATTCAAAAACAAGGACGTGCATCATTTGAAAATAGACGAAATGACATAGTAAATGTTTGTGTTTATAAGGTTGATATGATCAATAGCGACATCGTTTACAAACCATTGAAGTTTATGTTTGAGTTGTCGAGGTTCCCCGTGAAGGTTTCTACGTCACAATGGTTACCGATTCCTCAAAAACCATCGTTGTCAGACATCGTGAATTCGATTCCAACGTTGAATTTTAGTCAAAACGTAGACATAAGCACGTCAACTGCAATAACGAATGGAATAGAATATGCGTCATCTGTTGTTGCTGGCGCTGATGGAATAAAAAATGCTAGAGTTGCGTTTGATGATGATTCATATTCATTTTTAACTGTGAATCAGAAGGCATCAATTTTAAATAATCACATTGTTAGTCAACTTCTTGAGGCGTACATTCATTTGATGACAGGATTGAGCGTTGCAGAATCTGATTTTGACATGGTAGATTCAATGCAACCGGTCGATCAAACGCTCGTAAAAACGTTGCTTGAACATTCCATGCAACACGTTTCAGACGTTGTGAAGCAAAAATCAACGTCTACGCAAAGTCAGTCGAACGTAACTGGCGGTGTTATGTTTTCAACAACGAACGTTCGACCGACTGCAACATCAATATTACAAGGTAGTGTTTCACCGTTATCAATAACGCAATCTCAATTGTCTAATCCTTCTGGTATAGCGGGTAACGTTTCTTTGTCATCAAGATTGAAGAACATACAATCTGCAAACGTTCCGATAAAAACGTTGCAACAGGTGACCGTCACAGGAAATGTTGGAAACAACCTTAGCACAATCTCATCAAGAAACGCTCCAGTTGTTGCAGAAACACTACGCACCATCAGTAGCTTGTCAAACACCATGTCAACGATATCCAGTCCTTTAGCCGTGAATCAAAAACTCATCAATCCAAAGCAATTCGATCGTATTTTCAACGTTGTTGTTGATCCAACAGCATTCGACATTGATGTTGCACGTACGACAGCAACACCGTTTGGTCGACAAGCACTTAACTTGATGATTAAAAATGGCGATGTAGTTCCTGCAACTGAAAACGATGTTGCGTTGTCGAGCACAACGCAAATTGGCACGAATCAAATTACGCCTGGAGGCAGATCATTCATTCAAAATAGATCATCTCCGAACGTTAATTCGTGGAAGTATAGGGATCGTGATACGAATCAAGGCGATGTAACAGCCGACAAATACTTCATCACAATTGAAACGTTTGATGAGGGCACATGACAATTTCTCAACCTTCGAAACTTGTGTATGCCGTAGACGTTCCTCAGGTGAGGAATTTTACCGCAACGTTTGCGTACAATTTTTTTACTCCTGATGAGTGCATCAATGATACTGGAGGTGTTCCTGCTCGCGCGCTTTCTAGACCTGGTGCATTGATAGATTCGAGCTTCATTCAATGGTCAATGACGCGTGTTCCTCGGGAGGTAGACTTCAAATTTTCGCCTCCCAAGATTGCAGACGTTGGCAACACCGTTAGTGCATTAGCTCAACGTAATAATTCAACGCGAATAACAGGTATGCAAAATGGTTCGTTGATACTTGATAACATCGATAAGGTTGTTGATGAAGATTTCTTTTCTGGAAACAACTTCGTCGCCATCAGCTTTCACGATGGCGACATAGGAACAAAAGCATTCAACATCGTGTCCGGAACGTTGGCAATGCAAACGCTCGAGAACGAACACAACGACAACGCAAGTTCGTACCATTCTGCTCAACGATTGAACTCGTCTCTACCAAACAGCATCAAACCTCACTTCGTCTATCGCGCTTTAACGCAACCAGACAAATCAGGTAACGCGCAATTTTACAGTCCAACGTCGGCTGGAAGAACTTCTGCGCCTACAACGCACCCAAAATCGAAGAAGAAAAGGTTCGTCAATGGTTACTTCGAGGGATTGAAGAACGTTGCTGTCAATACGCAGGTGAATTCAAAGTTGCTTGAGGATATGGCCAACAACCTTGCGTTCGATCCAACGGCAACGTTGGCAAACGAAATATCGAACATTCACGGGTATGCAAAATCAGCGAAGCAATCGTCGATCAAGTTTTCAACGCAGGTGTGCGAAAGCGATTATAAGACGTTCATACCATACATCGACGTGAAGAGACAGAAAACAGCGCTTCACCACGAGAAGTATGGCACAGAGATCGTTGGGTTCATTATTGATAAGTACGAGGTTCTACAGGACGGTAGCACGATCAAGATGGCACCGATTGTCATCGACAGTCCGAACGTCGCCACGACCGCAGATTTTGCTGTGAAGTTCCACGCAAACTACTGCTACACTATCAGATCAATAGGATTGTTGACGATGCCAGCGATCGATGATAGCAACGGTGACGTTGCAACGATCAAGGTCCTCGTGAGCAGCAAACCATCGAACAAGGTGTACGTTAGCACCACGAAGCTCGATGCGCCTCCACCTCCTGGCGACGTTGATTTTATTTGGAACTACGAGACGAACAAGCTTACGGTGACGTGGGCATTTCCGGTGTGGTCGCAGCAGGACATCAAGCAGTTTCAGGTGTTCAGACGTTCAAGCGTCAAACAACCGTTTGCATTGCAGAAGAACTACAATTTCGATGATTCGGACGTTAAGTTTCCTGACAACGAACAACCAGATCCTTCGCTGGTTGAGTACCTTACGTCACCTGCTCAATACTACGTTGATGATGATTTTGATTGGCTTACTCAGACGAAGGAGGAACGTGGCTTTATTTACAGCGTGTCTTGCGTAGATGCACACGGGCTCTCCAGTTGCCTCTCGGCGCAGTACGTTGTGTGGTTTGATGCTTTCAAGAACGTGCTCGTCAAGAAGCACGTGAGTCACTTGGGTGCCCCGAAACAGTACCCGAACCTGTACCTCGACGGTGAATTGTTCGTCAACACGATCAAGGCAAACGGTCCCAGCTCGACGAACGTGAAGCTTTACTTCAATCCCGAATATTATTACGTTTATGATGATCAGAACAAGGTTGATCAGGTCGTGGCGACGAAGCAGAAGGGCGGGAGCTACCAGCTACAATTCATCAACGTTGATAACGGTAAGGCGGCAACGATCAATATTACTATCGACGATCAGCTACCTGCTGGTACACAACCATTGGCAACGACGCAGGTGCAGTTGGGTAGAAAGAGGAACAACAAAGCCGTTCAGAACGGTTCAGCGTGAACGGTGTAGAATTTAACGATGATCGATGATGGTAAAGCGATCGATGGAAAGGTGTACCTCATCAGGAACCGTGTGAATGGGAAGGGGTATGTGGGAATAACTGCTACGACCATTGATGAGCGTTGGAACGGTCACATTAATGATGCGTTTAAAAAGAGATCAATGTGTTTAATTCACCGTGCGATAAGGAAGTACGGTATTGATGCATTTGAACGAAGCGTTCTAGAAACTCACGTAGACTCTAAATCATTGAAGGACGCTGATGTTAGGCTCATCGCTGAATTGAAGACATACTTTGTTGAGCATCCTCAAAGTGGTTATAATATGACGAAGGGCGGCGATGGAACGTTAGGATTGAAGTGGAACGATGAATCGAAAAAACGGGCCAGCAAAGCAAGAATTGGTTGGATACCAAGCGATGAAACTAGAAGGGCAATGCGTGAGTCTCACTTAGGTTTGCAAGCGTCAGAAGAAACACGTGTTAAACAAAGCGTTGTTCACACCGGTGTCAAGGATTCTGACCAAACGCGAGCAAAGAAAAGCGAGTATTCGAAGAATCGTTCTCAACAACACCTTGAAAGGTTATCTGCGTCGCAGAAAGGCAAGGTGATTCCTGAAGAACAACGTGAAATGATAAGGAAGAAGCTCACCGGAAGGAAACTTACGGAAGAACACAAGCGAGCAATTGTAAACGGTTTGATGAAAAATGGAATGAAAGAAATTCTTGGTCGAGCAAACAGACGTGAAAACCTTTTAGCAAAAAGATTGGAGGTTTTGTCTGAAATTTCATCTAAACCGGTTGAAATGTTCGATAAGAACGGAAACTTGTTGAGAACGTTCTCTTCAATCAATAAGGCAGCACATTTCGTTGGTGTTACAGGTTGTGCTATTTCTCACGCTGCATCAGGCCTAACAAA